ACCTACATTAACTGCAACTCCAACTCAAACAAGAACAAATACGCCAACTACAACACCTACATTAACCGCAACACCTACTCAAACAAGAACTCAAACACCAACAACAACACCTACATTAACTGCGACACCTACCCCAACAACAACACCTACATTAACTGCAACACCAACTCAAACAACAACGACAACTCCAACAACAACGACAACTCCAACACCGACTGAAACACCACCTGGAGTGGTTTGTGTATGTTATACATTATTTTGGTCTCCACCAGGTGGTCCTGAAATTGGCTCAACAACTTTCGATTATATTGATTGTGAAGGATTCCCTGCAAGTTCTTTTGCGGATGATATTAATTCACCAAATATTTGTGCTCAAGAAAACACTATTTCATTTGGTGGTGGAGACAATTCAGGTGGTTGGGATATATCAATATATAATTGTTGTGCCACAAATATTACATTAGGATATAGAGTGTCAAATGCTGTATGTTCGTCACCTGGTTGGTCGTTAGTTAATCAATGTGTAAATCGTTCCGCAATTTTAGGTTTATGTGACGCAACCGAATTATATGATGATGATATATCCGGTAATTGTACCTTCGCATTTGCAGCTGCGGGTTATTATAAAACCACAGATAACGTTAGTAGAAGATATTGGGATGGAACAACATTTACGGGTGCTTGTTTTGCGTGTGGTTGTTTAGTTGCCAATACGGTAATAACATTATCTGATGGTTCAACTAAATTAATACAAGATATTCAAGTTGATGATGTTCTTATGTCTCTTGATGTGTCAGGAATGCCACAACCATCAGACGAATGGTACTCTTGGAGTAGTGATACATTAAATTATGTAGAATCAACTTCTACAGTTATTGGATTCACATCGTTTGAATTTAATTCTGTGATTAATATTAATGAAGGTAGATTAATTGCGACTGATTCTCATAACCACGTTGTTAAACAAAATGGTGTGTGGTATATCAGAACAACATCTGATTTAAATGTTGGTGATGTATTATTAGATATGGATAATACTGAATTTGAAATCACATCATTAGTAACAATTACAGAATCAACAACAGTTTATAACGTTGATGTAAATAATAGTAATTTATATTTTGCAAATAATGTCTTAACTCACAATAAGTAAAACAGATACTTATTGGGTCAAAGTAAACTATTTATATAAGAAAAATTATATTTAAATTTAGAATATGGAAAATAATCAAAATACCGATTTAACAGTTTGGCAAAGGCTTTCACAAGCGTTCGGTCCAAATTCGTTATTAAATCAAGATTACCCAACATATAAGTTGGATAAGAAGGAGTTGTTAAAAACAACTTCAAAAGACGAATATGAGAGAGAGAAATTACAAGCTCAACAAACTTATTACTTATCCAATCAATGGACTAAGATTGAAAGTAACTTATACACACAAGCGGTTTATTATGAACCAACTCGTTTAGCATCATTCTACGATTATGAAAGTATGGAGTATACTCCGGAAATATCTGCAGCGTTAGACATTTATGGTGAAGAATCAACAACAGTTGATGAGAATGGTTATATGTTACAAATTTATTCTGAATCAAAAAGAATAAAATCTATACTAGCCGATTTGTTTAATAATGTTATGGACATAAACACAAATTTAACTATGTGGACAAGAAATACTTGTAAATATGGTGATAACTTTGTTTACTTAAAATTGGATTCTGATAAAGGAATCGTTGGTTGTATGCAATTACCAAATATTGAAATTGAACGTTTAGAAAGAGGTATGGCGGCAAAATCAGCAAATATTGAAGAACCTGCGGAAAATAAAGGATTAAGATTCAAGTGGAAAGCAAAAGATATGGAGTTTAACTCTTGGGAGATTGCTCACTTTAGATTATTAGGTGATGATAGAAAACTTCCATATGGAACATCAATGTTAGAAAAAGCAAGACGTATTTGGAAACAATTATTATTATCTGAAGACGCAATGTTAATTTATAGAACTTCAAGAGCACCGGAAAGACGTGTATTCAAAGTATTCGTTGGTAATATGGATGATAAAGATGTTGAGGCATATGTACAACGTGTTGCAAACAAATTTAAACGTGACCAAGTTGTTGATTCCAAAACAGGTAATGTTGATATGAGATTCAACCAAATGGCGGTTGACCAAGATTACTTTATTCCTGTTAGAGACCCAGCGGCATCAATGCCTATTGAGACATTAGCAGGAGCTCAAAACTTATCAGAGATTGCCGATATTGAATATATCCAAAAGAAATTATTAACGGCACTTCGTGTTCCTAAAGCGTTTTTAGGGTTTGAGGAAACTGCCGGTGACGGTAAAAATTTATCATTAATGGATATTCGTTTTGCAAGAACTATTAATAAGATTCAAAAATCTATGATTGCTGAATTAAATAAAATTGCAATTATACATTTATTTTTATTAGGTTTTGAAGATGAATTGTCCAACTTTACACTAGCGTTAACAAATCCGTCATCTCAAGCTGATTTATTAAAAATTGAACTTTGGAAAGAAAAAATTGCGTTGTATCAACAAGGTGTTGCGGCAATTGAAGGTATTGCTCCGGTATCTGTATCGTGGGCTAAAAAACATATTTTAGGATTCTCAGATGAGGATATTAAATTAGATTTACAACAACAAAGAATTGAGAAAGCGGTTGGTGCTGAATTAACAAACACTGCAACAATCATTACTCACACAGGTATTTTTGATAATATTGATAAATTATATGGTACAACTTCGGGTACTACAGGTGGAGCAGCAGCACCATCATCACCACCACCGCCAGGAGGTGGAGGAGGTTTCGGTGGTGGAATGGAAGATTTAGGTGGACCTGAACCGGGTGGTGAACCTGAATTAGGAGGAGCCCCTGAGGCGGCTCCGGGTCCTGAACCGGGAGGTGACGCAGGAGTAACACCTGAATCATTTAAACGAGATAATCTAAAAATATTAGTAGAACAAAGTACATTAACTGAGGATGAATCTTTTATTGATTTATCTAAAGGAAAAAATTCTTTAGGAGATATTGAAGCTCAATTAAGTAAACTTCTAAAAGATTAGATATTTATAATAAAAATTAGATATGAAAAATTTTGGTTTATTAAAAACAAAGATTGAAAATGTGTTATTAGAGTCATACGCTAACGACACGTTCAAAAACGAATTAAAAACATTTAAGAAACTTGTTATAGAAAATAAAAACATTAGTAAATTATTTTACCTATACGACGAATTAAGTTCACCAAAATCATTAAGTGAATCTTACTGTAATGATTACATTAATGAATGTATTAAAATTTACGAGAATACTGTAAACAAAATAAAACAATCAGAGATTAATCAAATCGTCGCTTGGGTTGGAAATAAAAATGTAGAATGTAACTATAAAGATATTGATACATTATTCTCTAGCGATGTTTTAACTATTGAGTCAAAAATTAAAAGTAGAAAAGTTATTGCGGAATCTCTTAAAAAATTACCGGTAACTAAAACTGAAGGTATTGATTTACCATTATCAACAATGGTTAGTGTTGCTAACAAAACTATTAAAAGTTATATTGATGGTTTAAACGAATCAGATAAAAAGGAATTAATCGCTTTGTTGTCGGAAGATGACTCAACATTGAATGAAAAATATACTACACTTAAAGAAGGTGTGGTTACAAAACTAACAGAAATGAAAAATGCTAGCACTGATAATTCAATGCAAATAAGAATTGATGAAACTATATCAAAAGTAATTTCTGAAAAATACGATAAACTTACGTATTTCAAACTTAAAAATCTTAAAGAAAATCTTTAATCGTTATCAGATTTGAACTTTTTTTGGACATACTTGGCCTTAGAAAGTTCATTTCTTTTAATAACAGATTTCTTAACAAATTCCTTCCTTTTAAAAAGTTCACCACTTTGACGTGTCTTGATAACTTTACTCTTATAAAGTTTTAGAGCCTTCTCAATCGTAATGTTGTTGTTTAGTTTAACTATTAGCATATAATACATATATCTTCTTCCTACATAAAAGTTTTGACATTACATATAAAAACACCTATTATTTTTAAAAATAAACAGGAAAATATGAAAATTAATGAAAAAGGGAAAAACTTCTTTCCTACAAGGTTTCAAAACAGCAAAAGTTGTTTACGGAACGGTGGATTCAATCAATCTTAAATCTCTCTACTTAAACATCCAAACTTGGGTCGAACCAATTTACGAATGTGATAATTGGACAAGAACAGTTCTTAACCTAAGTAGGAGTATTAAACACTCAATCTACGAGTCAATAAACAAAGATATATTCAACGACAAATTGATTGTAGACTTAGATTTA